CCCGAGCCGATCAGCGACACCGCAGCCCCCACCCGCGACGAACTGGAGGCCAAAGCCACCGAACTCGGCATCCGCTTCGACGGTCGCACAAAAGACAAAAAGCTGGGACAATTGATCGAGGACAGACTGTCCGCGCCAACTGGAGAATGACCATGGGATGGACTAAGCGCCAATTTATCGAACAAGCCTTTGACGAGATCGGCCTGGCCTCCTACGCCTTCGACCTGACCCCCGAGCAAATGCAATCGGCCCTCCGGCGCTTGGACACCATGATGGCCGCATGGAACGCCCTCGGCATCCGCCTCGGCTACCCCCTGCCATCCAGCCCCCAAGACAGCGACCTGGACGAGCAAACCAACGTGCCCGACAGCGCCAACGAGGCCATCTACACCAACCTCGGCATCAAGCTAGGCCCCAGCTACGGCAAACAGGTCATGCCCGACACCAAGGCCACGGCGAAAGAATCCTATAACACGCTCTTGTCCATCGCCGCCATGCCAGTGCAGCAGCAACTGCCCGGCACCATGCCCGCAGGTGCAGGCAACAAGCCATGGCGCAACTACGACGACCCATTCCTGCGTCGCCCCGTCGAGCCCGTTCTGGCTGGCGGCGATGGCCCCCTCGACTTCAACTGAAAGCACCTCATGCCAACAATCAACCAACTCGCGGGCCTCAGCCAAATCAGCGGCGGCGACCAGCTCCCAATCTACGTGCCCAACAACGGCGACGCTCGCAAGGTCTCCGTTTCTCAGTTGCTGCAATACTTCCAGCAAACCTTCGCCGCGCCCACCGTGGCAACCAACCTTTACACGCCAGGCACCGGCTTCAACGTCACCGTCCCCACGCCCACCAGCGAACAGCAATGGATGGTCATCCAGCCCGCAGGCGCTTTGGCCGCTGGCACAATCACCCTGCCACTGAACACCACCACGCCAGACGGCACGCAAGTGCTGGTGACAACAACGCAGGCGATCACCGCATTTACGCTGGCGCTGAACGGCGCAGCCAACGCATACGGCGCACCCACCACGCTGGCCGCCAACGCCTTCTTCACCATGCGTTACTACCAAGCCACCAACTCTTGGTACCGGGTCGCCTAAGTCATGGCCACCAAAGACACACGCCTTGCCCGCGCCGGGGTCTCGGGCTACAACAAGCCCAAGGCCACGCCAAGCCACCCCACCAAAAGCCACGTCGTCGTGGCCAAGTCGGGCGACGAGATCAAAACCATTCGGTTCGGTCAGCAAGGCGTGTCCGGCTCCCCCAAGAAAGAGGGCGAGTCCAAAGCCAGCCAAGCACGGCGCGAATCATTCAAAGCCCGGCACGCCGACAACATTGCCAAAGGCAAAATGAGCGCAGCGTACTGGGCCAACAAGGTCAAGTGGTAAGCCATGCAAATCCCAATTCTCAGCGGCATCTATGCTGACGGCACGCCAGAACTGCGCACGGCCTACCCGGTCAACGTTGTCCCCGTGCCCATCCAGTCCGGCATCAGCAAGGGCTTTTTACGCCCCGGCGACGGCATCGTGGCCAACGGCACCGGCCCAGGCATCGACCGTGGCGGCATCAACTGGAATGGCACCTGCTACCGGGTCATGGGCACCAAGCTCGTCACCGTGGCCAGCGATGGAGCCGTGACAACCCTCGGCGACGTTGGCGGCCCGGTCGACACGCTGGTGACCTTCGATTACAGCTTCGACCAACTGGCCATCGCCAGCGGCGGGCGCTTGTACTACTGGGACGGCACACTCACGCAAGTCACCGACCAAGATCTCGGAACCGTGCTCGACTTCTGCTGGGTCGATGGCTACTTCATGACCACCGACGGCAACGCCCTCATCGTCACCGAACTAAACGACCCCACCCAGGTAAACCCACTCAAGTACGGCAGCTCGGAAGTGGACCCAGACCCCGTGGTGGCCCTGCTCAAGCTGCGCAACGAGGTCTACGCCCTCAACCGCAACACCATCGAGGTGTTCGATAACGTCGGCGGCGACCTTTTTCCATTCGCACGCATCGACGGCGCTCAAATCCAAAAGGGCGTGCTCGGCACCTTCGCCTGCTGCGTCTACCTCGAGCGCATCGCATTTCTGGGCAGCGGTCGCAACGAAGCCCCAGCCCTCTACATCGGCGCAGCGGCCACCACGCAAAAGATCAGCACCCAAGAGATCGACGAACTGCTTTTGACCTACACCGAGGCGCAACTGGCCACCGTCAAGCTCGAAGCCCGCAACGACAAAGCGCACCAGCACCTTTATGTTCACCTGCCAGACCGTACCGTGGTCTACGACGCAGCCGCATCCGAGGCACTCGGCGAACAAGTTTGGTTTACCCTCGCCACCACCATCGTGGGATTTGCACAATACCGCGCCCGCAACTTGGTCTGGGCCTACGACAAGTGGCTCGTCGGCGACCCGCAAAGCAGCGCCATCGGCTACCTGGTGCAAAGCACCGGCCACCACTGGGGCCAGCAAGTGCGCTGGGAATTCGGCACCGCCATCGCCTACAACGAAGGCAACGGCGCAATTTTCAACCGCCTGGAACTGGTCAGCTTGACAGGCAGCGTCGAACTTGGCACCAACCCGCAGATCAGCACCAGTTACAGCACCGACGGACACGCATGGAGCCAAGACCGCAGCATCGCAGTCGGCACGACAGGCAACACCGCCAAGCGCCTCGCATGGTTCCAGCAAGGCCATATGCGCAACTGGCGTATTCAGCGCTTCCGTGGCGACAGCGACGCGCACATCTCCTTCGTTCGCCTCGAGGCACAAATCGAGCCTCTGGCCTTCTGACCATGGCAACCGCACCCGTCTCCCGCAAACTCAACCTGACCCGAGACCAGCTCTCGGCCTTCCTGACCGACCAGCAACAGATCAGGCAGTTCGAAATGCTTTTCGCCACCGTCGATGCCATCGCCCCCGATGTCGTCAACGAAATCAACATCGCAGCAGGTGGAGCCCAGGCCACCGCCAACGAGGCACTGGCCCAGATCACACGCCTGGCCAACGCCATCGAATTACTGGCAACCGCACCAGCCATCGAAAACAACAATTCGACCGCCACCGACTACCTCGATCTAAACGAGGCCCCTCCTCCAGTCGGCAAAATGCGCCGCCTCGCGTGGAACTCTGTTGACCAAACCGCCAACCTCGGCATGGACTACGGCGTAACGCAGCAAATCGGCCAAGAAACCTACGCCCGAGTCGGCAACACCACCGGCGTGACCATCCCCAACGGCACAGTCGTCGGCTTTGCCGGTGCAACCTCCAACGCGCTTTTGGTCTCGCCCTACCTGGCCAACGGCTCAAGCCCATCGCTCTACATTTTGGGCGTCATGACCCACGACCTACCCGACAGCGGCGAGAAGGGCTACTGCACCACATGGGGATTCGTGCGAGACCTCAACACCAGCGCATTTGCACCCGGCGACATGCTTTACGCCAGCCCCACCGTCGCAGGCGCACTAACCAACGTCAAACCAACCGCCCCAAACAACGTCATTCCCGTGGCGGCCTGCATCACCTCAAACGCGACGACCGGCGTTATCTTCGTGCGCCCCACCATTCAGCAAATGCAGTATTACGGCGTGTTCAGCAAGACCACAGACCAGACACCAGCCGCAATAAATACTGAGTATTTGCTCACCTTCGACAGCACGCAAATCAGCAACGGCGTGGCCATCGGCACTCCGACCAGTCGCATCGTCGTCCCTCAGTCCGGCCTGTATCAATTTGATGCAACCGTGCAACTTACCAGCGGCAGCTCCTCGGCCAAAAACATCTGGGTCTGGTTCAAAAAGAACGGCACGGCCATCGCCAACAGCGCACGCCTCATCACATCCAACATCAACAACGGCTACATCCCCGTGTCACTCGGCGAGACCATCTCCCTCGCAGCCAACGGCTACGTCGAATTGGCCTTTGCAGCGGACAGCACCAACGTGACCGTTGACAGCGTGGCCTCCACCGCCTTCGCTCCAGCAGCACCCGCCATCGTGCTATCCGTCACCCAGGTTCAGCAATAAGGAATACCCAAAAATGACCGTCTCCACCAAAGTCCTCATCCCGGCCAAACAAGCCGAAATCGTGCAAACCACGCAATACACCGCTTCCAACTGCAAAGCCATCATCGACAAATTCACCGCCACCAACACCAGCGCGGCCAACGTCACGATCAGCGTCAACTTGGTGACCAGCGGCGGCGCAGCAGGCGACGACAACCTGATCGTTGACACCCGCGCCATCGCCCCCAATGAAACCTACACATTCCCCGAACTGGTCGGACAATCACTCGAATCTGGCGGCTTCATCAGCACCATCGCCAGCGCAGCCACATCACTAACCATCCGCGCCTCTGGCCGCGAAATCACTTAATCTAGGAGAACAGCATGGACAAATTCATGACGATTCCCAAGGGCTTCGCAGGCCTTCCCATGGAGCCCGAATTCATCACCGCAGCCGAGAACAAAAAGAACACCCAGGTCGTGATCGACGACTGGATGCTCGGCCCCGAGAAACCCACCAACGAGCCAACGGCCAACAAGGTCTACTGGGTCGCACTTGGCAAGGCCATGCAAGTTGACGAGAAAGAAGCCCGTCGTCGTCGCTGCTCCAACTGCGAGTACTACGACAACAGCACCATGACCCAAGCCAAGATGGAGCGCATCCCTCAAAACCCATGGGACACCAACGCAGGCTTTCGTGGCTACTGCGACAAATTCGACTTCATCTGCCACGACCTGCGCTCCTGCCAGGCATGGGAAGAACGCGAATGTGAGATGGATTGAACAGACCATGCAAATATGGGACAATCAGGCCGCTGAGTCACCAAAGCCGCCAGCAGCTTGCCCTAAACAGGAGTTGCACATGACTGGTATTGATTGGCTCAGAGAAAACCTGCAAAAGGTTTTCATGCTGCCTGCACCAGTCGTGGATTGGCTGGTCATGGTCTACGATGCCATTCAGGTGTTTGACGATGTGGCAGACGGCGACCCAGTTGAGCGCAAAGACCTCAATGCAGCCATCTGGAACACCCTGGTTGGCATCCACCAGAATCCGTTTTTCATCGCCAACAGCCACCATCTCGTGCCCCTCTTGGCCACATCCATCATGAAGTGGCAAGCATCCGACACAGCAGAACGCGCAGGCCAAGCAGATGCCAGATCATTCGTCTGGCGTGCAGGCTTTTATGACCTGATCTTGATGTCCGTATCAATCACACATGGCCCAGGATTCGCCACCAAAAACGCGCATCTAGTCATGAACTTGTACGGCGAAAAATTTGAAGACTATCTCAAGGAGTTCGGCAATGCCTGATCCAGTAACAGCCCTAGTCGTTGGTGGAAGCCAACTTGTCGGCGGCGTGATGCAAGCTAACGCAGCAGAAGATGCGGCAAACATCCAAGCTGGCGCAGCAGGCCAAGGCATTGAGGAGCAACGCAGGCAGTTTGATGCCATGCGCGAATTGCTCAAGCCTTACACCGAGGCAGGCGTGCCAGCATTGGAACAACAGCAAGCCTTCTTGGGTTTGCGAGGCCCAGAGGCAGAACGCGCAGCCATTGAGCGCATCAGCGGAGGCGCGGGCTTTCAGGAGTCAGTGCGCCAAGGTGAAGAAGCATTGCTTCAACGTGCATCGGCTACTGGTGGTTTGCGCGGTGGAAACATTCAGGGCGCACTCGCCCAGTTCCGTCCCGCCATGCTCAACCAGGCCATCGAGGAGCAATATGGACGACTCGGTGGCATGACCACCATAGGCCAGCGATCTGCGGCTGGTGTCGGCGCTGCTGGCATGGAGACCGGCACAAACGTGGCCAACCTTTTGTCTCAGCAAGGCGCAGCCCTCGCAGGTGGCGAGCTTGGCCAGGCCAAAGCCTACGGGCAAATTTTTAACATGCCAGCGCAGTTCCTGGGGATGCAATACGGCGCAGGGCGTGGCGGCTCGGCAGGCACGCCGGGGTTTAGCCAAATATTCAGCGACCGTCGCCTCAAGAAAAACATCAAGCAAATCAGCACACGCCCCGATGGTTTGAACGTCTACGAATTCGATTACATCTGGGGCGGTGGCCGTCAAGTCGGTTTGATGGCTCAAGAAGTAAAAGCCGTCTATCCAGGTGCTGTTTCCGAATCTGGCGGCTATCTCATGGTCGATTACAGCAAGGTCTAAAACATGGCGCAAATCAATCCCTTCCAAGGCCCTGTTAACTATGCAGTTGATGTGCAAAGCCCATTCGAGGCTGCAATCGGTGGCTTCAAAATCGGCCAAGCCGGTGCCGAGATGCAGGCGCAAGCCCAAGCACGCGAGCAAAAGCAAAAATTTCAAACTGGCTTAAGCGAATTTTTCAAAAAGCCAGATCGAAAATATGAAGACCTTGAGCAGCTTTTGCCGTTTGCCGACAAGCAACAGTTCGATGCTTTGACCAAAGTCGGCGAAGGCATGGAAAAACGCAAACTGGACACAGAAAAGAGATTTTCTGCCCAGACCCTCTTGGCATTGGAGTCAGACCCAACGATTGCCAAGACCATGCTCCAAGAACGCCTAGATGCCGAAACAGACCCCAATCAAAAACGCGCTTTGGATGTCTACATCAAGACCATTGATGTGAACCCCAAAAAAGCAGCGGAATTGATCGAGCTGACTGGGGCGGCCACCTTCGGCAAAGACTGGTATCAAGGCATTACCGATGCACGCGCAGAGCGTCGCACGGCAGCCAAAGCACCATTCGAGCTGACAGAGGCAGAGGCCAAGGCAGGCAAGGCCAAGTCCGATGCAGAGATCAGAGCAGAAGAAGCCAAGAACATCGTCGAAACCGTCAGAGCAGACTTGGACAAAAAAGCAGCTGATCTCGGCCTGACCAAAGCCCAAACAGGTTCGGCCTTGGCTCAAACACGAAAATTGGGAATCGAATCCCAAAAAGCTGCCCTCGAATTGGAAGGCCTCAAAGCCACTGGCGGCCTCGACCCGTCCAAAACATTCGAGCAAGAGGAAAAGTTGCGCAAAGAATTTCAGACTCGAACAAAAATTTATGGCGAACTCGGCTCCACTTTTTCTAACATCAAATCATCAGCAAGCGCCAAAAGCGGCCCCGGCGACATTGCTCTGATTACCGGATTCATGAAAATGCTCGACCCCGGCTCAGTAGTGCGAGAGACAGAATTCGCAACAGCACGCGACACTGCCGGGTTATACACACGACTTGAGAACAGCCTCAAGAAAGCCGAAAGCGGCCAATTCTTGCAGCCGAGTCAACGGCAAGAGTTCGTCAATCTGGCAAATCAATACTACGAATCAGCCCAGAAAAAAGCGGATGACGACAAAAAGGCTCTTGGCGTTGTCGTCAAAAACTACCGGCTCAACCCAGAAAACGTATTCGGCCAAGAATCAGCCCAAGTACCCACTACGCCCCCCGTATCCGTGACATTGCCAAATGGTTCAGTGGCTAATTTCCCAAGCCAACAAGCCGCCAACGACTTCAAGAAAAAGGCAGGTCTGTAATGGACTACGAAGCACTTGCAAAACAGTTCGGCGGCTCCGTCTCACCAGTCGCCGCAGAACCTCAAAAATTCAGCGTACCGACCAGCTCGGGCACAAACGTTGAAGTGGATGTGCGCTTTCCCACAGCAGAAGAATCAGCAACGCCAACCGCAGCCCCTCAACCACCAACTGACATGGCGGCCTTGGTCGCACAGTATGGCGGCACAGTCTCGCAGCCCGAGCCACCATCCACCACCGCCACAGGCCTTGCAGGCGCGGCCACCAGAGGCTTTGCACTCCCAGCCGCAGGCGCAGCCCTCGGCGCGGCCATGGGCGCACCCTTCGCTGGCATTGGTGCCATCCCAGGCGCTCTTGCCGGTGCTGGCGCTGCCACCGTCGCCGGAATGGTCGCCGACCCCATCGTTGGCTCGATCAACAGCATGTTCGGAACAAAGTACACGCTGCCCACCGACGCGCTGCAAGACCTCTTGACTCGTGTCGGCGTGGCCGAACCCAGAACAGCCGCCGAGCGCATCGTTCAATCAACCGCAGCAGGCGCTGGGGCCGCTGGCGGCAGCGTGGCCTTGGGCAAGACATTGCAGGCCGCTGCTGGCCCCGTCACGCAAGGCGTTGGCCAACTCATGGCCGCAGCCCCAGGCCTGCAAGCCGCAAGCGGCGCGCTAGGCGGCGCAGCTGGTCAAACAGCCAAGGAAATGGGCGCAGGCACTGGCGGACAAATCGCCGCAACACTGGCCGGTGGCTTACTCCCGGCCGTGCCATCGGTCGTCAAAGCAGCCACCCAAGCAGCGGCACGGGCCATCGCACCCAAGGGCGCAGGCATCCGCGAGCAAATCGAGCCCACCTTCAAAGAGGCCGTGCAAAGCATCAAGGCCACCGCAGGAGAAAAGATCGCGCCCGAAAATCAGCGAATCATCAAAAGCCAACTCGCGCAAACCCCCGACTCTGTTGACTTGGTGAACGTCCGGCTCTCAGGCACTCAAGTGGTGCCAGACAACGAGGCCTTAAAAGCCATCAAGCAAGGCTGGAAAGACGGCACAGTGGCCAGCATCAAAGCCGCCACCGACCAAGACCGCCAAGCCATGACCAAGATGCTCAACATCTTCAAGATGGGCGAGAAAAGCGACAAATTCCGGGCCATGAACCGGCCAGCCGACATCCTCGGCGACACCGTACAAGCTCGCGTTGACTTCTTGGCCAACTCAAACCAACAGGCAGGCAAGGCCATCGACCGCATCGCACAAAACCGACTGCGCGGCCAATCCGTGGACTACGACCCAGCCATCAACAAATTTTTGGATGAACTCGGCACACTGGGCGTGAAAGTCGAACTCGATCAGAACGGCGTGGCCAAGGCCATGTTGCAAGGCTCAGACATTCAGGGCGACAAAGCAGCCCAACGCATCCTGAACACCGTTCTGGAGCGTCTCAGCACAGCCAAAGCGCCAGACGCTTATGGGGTACACACAGCCAAGCGCTTCATCGACACCCAGGTCAGCTACGGCGCAAAGAACATGGTCAACCCGCTGACCTCACAGGCCGAACGCGCCCTGAAGAACTTGCGTCGCAACCTGAATGAATCACTGGGCGAGAAATTCCCAGCCTACAAAGCCGCCAACGAAAAGTACGCCGACACCATCACGGCGCTCGACGACTTGCAAAAAGCGGCAGGCACTCAGATCGACTTCGACTCTCCAAACGCCAACAAGGCGCTGGGCACGGCCATGCGCAAGCTGACTAGCAACTACGGCACTCGCGCTAACCTGATCGACTCGCTCGACCAAGCCAACCAAGTCGCCAGCAAGTACGGCATGCAAATGACTGACGATGTGGTCAACCAACTGATCTTTGTCAACGAGCTTGATCGCATGTTCGGCGCTGCTGCCGATACATCACTCAAGGGCCAAATGTCCCAGGCCTTGCAAACTGGCGTGGACATTGCCAGAGGCAACGCCGCACAACGGGCCATGGAGCTGGTGGTCGAAAAAGCGCAGAACCTACGAGGCGTCAACAGAGAAAACGCCATCAAAGCGATGGAAGACATCCTCAAACGCAAAGCCAACCAATGAAGCCCTCAACGCATTGCCACCCGTGCAGCCTTGAGCGACAATCCACCATCCGAAGGAACCCATAAATGTCCGCACTCTCGATTCAAGTCCCTTTCCCGGTCTTTCAAGATCGTGCGGGCCAGCCTTTGCAAAACGGCTACGTCTGGATTGGCGAACCCAACCTTAACCCCCAGACCAACCCAGTCGTCGCCTACTTTGACGCAGCCTTGACCATCCCAGCACCCCAGCCACTGCGCACGCTCAACGGCTACATTTCACGCGCAGGGACACCGGCTCAGATTTACGTCGATGCCGTGAACTTCAGTATTTTGGTGCAGGACAGCAAAGGCTCAATGGTCTACAACTTCCAAGAAGGCACGGGCATCAGTCCAGACGCTTCTGGCGTGACCTACGATCCACCATTTACAGGCGGCGTTGCAACCACAGTCCAAGATAAGTTGGCGCAGACTGTCAGCGCGAAAGATTTTGGCGCTGTTGGTGATGGTGTAACCGATGACACGATTGCTTTGCAAGCATGGGCAAACTGCGGCGCCAAAAATTTATATTGGAACGAAGGTCAGTATTTGGTCAATGCTTCATTGGCTACTGCATTAAATATAACTGTTTTTAATTTTGGCGATGTCTCATTAAAGGCTTGCATTGTGTTCCCCGCTGGCGTAACAGTGGCAACAGCAGGAACAGCAACTCAATTGATTGTCAACAATCCAGATGCTACGACTTGTGGCGTTGCCATTAATGCTGATGCTGGTGGATCTCCACCAACACACTCGCAAATTGCAACACAAATTGAACGGTTTATTTTGCGGTCAAATGGCGCAAATGGTCGGTATGGTGTTGTAACGCCCGCTGCAGCATTGCTTTTGGCGGATAAACGGCCTCGATATGCGTTAGATGTTCAATTTGCACCACCGCCTGGTAGTGACAATCAGACAATCTGCTCTTATGGATGGGATGTCGGCATCATGCTTGGCGACACCGTTGATGCTCGCGTTTTCTATGCTGGCTACGGAACCTATAACACCACATTGCCAGATGCAGGGCAGCATCAAATGGTCGGCATGAAAGTGAAAGCCGTTGCAGGAGCGTATGGTGTAGTCGCGCAATATCAATGCTCCAATATGCGAACCTTTTTTGAGGGCAGCGACGGGCTAGAGGGATTTGTTGTTCGTGATTCCGAGGGGCAAGGCTGCTGGTATGGTATTGCACTCACAAGCGCAGGCACGGAACCTGGTGGATACATCGACAACGTGCATACCAACACCAATAAAACTGCGTATTTATTGAGCAATCGTGCTTCTTTGCAAATTGGCATGGTTGAAGCGTATCGTTCAGATGCTTACCACAATCACGGCGGCGAGTGGAATGGCATCTCTATGGATGCTTGCGGAAAAGTCACCATTGATTCTTTGCACACAATTCACGGAACTTTGCTGACAAAAACCGGCACTAACGCAATTAAAGCAACCGGAACGTCAACTTTTATTTGCAGCGCCATGCAATCAACTAGTGTTGATAATGCGGTTTATATTGACAACAGCCCAGATTGCATTGTGGGCAATCAAGTCGTCAATAGTATTAACACCATTTTTAATTTAAATGGTGCTTCTACAAATGACTTCACTGGTGGCTCGGTAATGGTCAGGGCTGGCGCTCCTGCTTATTTGGTAACGGATGGGACAGTAGACAAAAAACGAATCCGCTTACCCTTGAACAGTGGTATTGCTGTTCGCACATATCAAACCATAACGATTGCGGCAACAGGTTCGACAACTGTTAAGCCTCGTGAAACTGCCACGACATTCAATATAGTCATGTCGGTAGGAACTGGCGCATTTACGTATGATCTGATTCTTGACCGTACAGCAGCAGTTGTCGGTGATGTTGTGACAATCCACGTCAATGGCAGCGCGTCTACTAACCCAACGTTGCGTGTGTGTGATAACAGCACTGCAACTGTTCTCGATACGTTTAACAATATTACAGGAACAGGTCGGTATTTAGCGCAGTATATTTTTCAAGAATCTGGCGTTTCAGGAACTTGGGTTACGCTCGGGTTGATGCAGTCTGTTGAGTTGTCTTTCTAAAGGGTTAAAATAATTATGCCCTCTTTTCCAATAACAGCAGCAGAATTAGTGATGTCAAAATTAACCATAGATTTCACTACCGCCACACTTGATTCTCGGATTACATTTGGTCGTGCAGACAATACGGCGACCGTTGTAAATAGTGGAGGATACGTTACAAACATAAATGCCAATATCCCTAGATTCGATTATGACCCAATCTCTTTGGTTTGTAAGGGATTATTGATTGAGGAATCTCGAATAAATGCATTATCGTATTCGGAGCAATTCGAACAATTAACTTACACAAAAACACGAGTAAAACCTTTTGGCAGTGGCTCAGTTGTTGATGCAACTACTTCGCCAGCTAATACTCTAACAGCCGACAAGTTGGTGGAAGATGCCACGGCATCAAATACCCATCAAATTTCAGTTAGCAAACCTTTTGTTTTGGGCACAACATACACGCTTTCAATTTTTGCAAAAGCCGACACACGTCCTGCAATTTCATTGGGTTTTGGTACAACTGCGTTTCCATCTACACGCGCCAGATTCAATTTAACCACTGGCATTGCAACCACAGAAGCTGGGACACCAAATGCCAAGATAACCAAATATAACAATGGCTGGTATCGGTGTTCAATCAGCGTTGCTGCAACAGCAACAGCTACTGATAATGTAATTTTTTACATAAATAATGGAACAACTGTCAATTACTCTGGTGACGGAACTTCAGGAATTTACATCTGGGGCGCTCAACTTGAAACGGGCTCTTTTTCAACCAGCTACATTCCAACCACATTGTTGGCAGTGACACGTAATTCCGATGTTGCCACGATGACCGGAACAAACTTCAGCGCCTGGTGGCAGGCCAGTAAAGGTGGTGCACAAGTTAGTGCCAGCCCTGGAACGGTAAATGGCATACGCCCATGGGTGCAGTTTGATGATGGTACAGCTAATCAGATCATCGCGCTGCGTGGAAACACCACGAACCCAGAACTTTATATTGTCAATTTAGGAGCACCGCAAGCGCAAATTGACGCAGGCACAATTTCGGCCAACATCAATTACAACTTAACCGGCTGGTGGGCGACCAACGACTGCAAGGCCAGACTGGATGGCAACGCTGTGGTGTTAGACACTTCTGCCACCATCCCAACTGTTACGCAGGCCAGGCTCGGCAGCGATGGCACGAACTACCTCAATGGACACCTCGCCAGCATCAACTACTACAACACGTTTTCAAGTCAAATTTACACCCGGCGCAAGAACAAAGCCGTCTTTTCACTTTTGTAAGGAGTCACCATGTCCACCAACTCGCAAATCGCCTTCTCGCCTCTTGGCGAAACCATCGTGGTCGCAGCAGCCGCCACCGCACCCGCTGGCATCCAAGCGCCCGTTAACGCACGCTTTGACCCGCAAAACGCAGGTCAATACCGCTTCGTCAACGCAGGCACAAACACCGTGTTCTTGGGCACTGGCGCAAGCGCAGTAGAGGCCACCGCCAACGCAGTCGCCCCCATCGCTGGCGACCCATCCCCAGCCATCGTGCTTCTGCCCGGCGCAGTCGAGATCATCCGCTTCAACCAGGCCACCTACTTCAGCGGCTTGGCAGCAGCAGCCACTACCGTCTACATCACACCAGGCCAAGGTCTGTAACTCAAAATGGAAGCCTCAGACATGGCCGAGATCGACCCAGTAAAGTACGGCGTTCTTTGGGAGCGCGTCCAAAACTACGAGCGCCGCTTCGACGAGATGAGCACCAAGATGGACAAAATGGAGGCCAACGTCGAAAAGCTGGTGGCCTTGGCCAACCAGGGGCGCGGCGGCTTCTGGGCTGGCATGGCCTTCGTCTCGTTCGTCTCCAGCGCCATCGGCTTCGCTTTAAGCTGGCTCAAAGGCCATTGATGTTCACGCTCGGCCCACGCTCCAAGACTCGCCTCCGGGGTGTTCACCCCGATCTGGTCAAAGTCGTGGAGCGGGCCATCAAGATCAGCGAAACCGACTTCACCGTGCTCGAAGGCTTGCGCACCATCGAGCGCCAAAAAATCTTGGTGGAGGCCGGTGCCAGTCAGACCATGAACTCGCGTCACCTCACGGGCCACGCCGTCGATCTCGGCGCGTGGGTCGATGACGAAGTGCGCTGGGACTGGCCTTTGTACGCCAAGATCAACGCAGCCATGCAAGAGGCAGCCAAGCAACTCGGAATCCCGGTGGAATGGGGTGGCAACTGGCGCAGCTTCCGAGATGGCCCACATTGGCAACTCCCCCGAAAGGCTTACCCATAATGGACCCGCTAACCATCCTCGCAGCCCTCGGCCCATTGGCCGTTGACCTGGGCAAGTCCTTGATCGGGCGCTTCATCCAGACCGACAGCTACAAGCCCGTCAACGTGGACGAATACGTCAAGATGCGCGAACTCGATCTGAGCATGTTCAAGGCGATGAACGATGCCGGTGGCACCAACCCCTCATACCCGTGGGTTGAGGCCGCCGTGCGCCTCATGCGCCCCGCTGTCGGTGTCATTGTGCTGGGCACTTGGGCCTACCTAAAACTGAACAGCATCCCCAGCGAGTCCGTGGACAACTTCGCAGGGGCAGTCGGTTTTTATCTGTTCGGCGACCGGACGTTGTTCTACGCCCGCAAGACCAAATAGGCCAGCACCGGCCACACGGTCATCCCAACCATGGCCATCAGCATCCAGTAGGCCAGCTTCTTCAGTTGGTGCCTCCAGATTGACGGTGGCAACGGGTCGGCGGCTCGCATCACCGGACGATGTTCAGCAACACGGGCAGGGCAGTCACGGCCTTGGTTGCAGTCGTAGTCGCAGCAGTTCATGCCTCACCCCTTGCTCTGATGGCGGCAGCGCAGTGCATTGGCCCAGCAAATGCCAAGCGGCCACCGTTTTGCACGATGTCCTTGACCGATTCCCACTTAATTCGTTCAAAGTCATCACACACCTTCGCGCACTCAGCTCGCTCATGCGCCACAGCCTCACGCACTGCAACGCACCCCTTCTTATCGCAGGTTGGGCCGCATGAATGAACGTCCCACTTGTATTTTTCGGCCTCGTCAGCACGGACAAGCTCGGCAAAGCGTTCAAGCTCACGAATGGTGTCTTGTTTCCATTGATTGCTTTCAAGCAGGTCAATCGGCTCCAAAATGCCAGCCTCACGCGCCATCTCAATTACTGTTTTCACAACAAATCCTTCCGTTTCAACTCAATGATTTCTTCAGTGGTAAAGCCAGCGTTTCGCAACTTCACCAAGTCATCAATGTTCACGCCTTGCTTTGCTTCAGTCATTTCAAATGGCTCGATGGTGGCAAGGGAACCAACATACATGTCGTTTGCGTCATAGACCATGTGATTCGTGTCGTCATAGTTCAATACGATTTTCTTTTTCATCTCAAACTCCTAGTTGTTTCAAAGCCGCTTGCAGTCCTGCCAGTCCACCGACAGGCTGGCCGTCGATGATGATGTAGGGTAGCTGGCGTGCCGAGGGATAAAAGGAAGAAAACATTTGTCGTTCCACATCTGTCTCGACTTCCCATTCCAGGTATTCCAGCCCTTTGGACTTAAGTAGCGCCTTGGCTGTTGTGCAGTTTGGGCAGGCGTTTTTTGTGTAGATTACGATGTTCATGCTGTCACCCCAAAGTTAAATGCGATCAGTTGACAGAACAATCGGTATTGTTCAAGAGCCTCTTTGTTGTCTGCGTGAGTCTTTTCAATCTGCTGAGAAAACTCAAGAACGGAGCCTGTAAAGCAGCCGCAAACAACACGCACACCAATCTTTGAATCAACAAAAGCCGTTGTAAATCGACCGGATGATTTTGCAGGGCCGACTTGCAAATAGTCTGCTGGCTTTTGCACCTGAGCATTACCGTACACCTGAGCATTACCGTACACACAAGCATTACCGGACACCCAAGCATTACCGTACACCCGAGCATTACCGGATACGCAAGCAT